CCTCTTGGATTAGGCGTACCATCAGGGAATTCTGTGAATGCCATGCCTTGATTTGCGCTTTGACTAGGTTGACCAAACAAATTATATTGCAACTGATACGGCATACTATTTTGTTTATTCATTAAATCTTGATTATTTAAATAAGAAACATAACCTTGAGGCATTGTTGGCATTTGGTCGCCTGACCCACCATTGAAAAGAGAATTATTGTTATTTCTATCAGCGTAAGTTTTATTAAAATAAGCCATATATTGTGGATCAGCTTTTCCTGCATCATCTATAGCTTTAAGTTGCGTATTTAAATCGCCACCATAGTTGTTTTTATCTTCAAAATAAGCAATTCTAGGGTTTGGATTAACATATTGATAATTAGTAACTTCTTGCGTAGCAGGTTGTCCCATGCTAGGGTTTTTTAAGAAATCATCATACGATTGATTTTGCAAATTAGCTATATTGCCTGAACCATAACCACCAAATGGCATCATCACATAATCATCAGTTGCTGCTGTGGTATTTAGATTATTTTGATAACTTTGATACTGTGGAGACTGATAGTAAGACTGATTAAAATTTGGAATCATTGGAACTAAAGGTTCTTGTGGGGCAGAATAATTAATGTCTAAACCGCCTAGCCCTGAAAACCCTGCTGTCCCTGAATCTTGCGTTTGAGCTAGATTAGATTGACCTGTTGGCAAAGCACCTTGCGTAGGGTTCACAGACGCATCGTTCCCCATTGACTGACTAGGGTTAATTGATGCATCTGCAAATGCTGGATTAAGTGCCATATTATCCTCTAGTGTGCCGTTTTAGTGCTTCTTTCATATATGCTAATGGCGAAGCTTTAGGCGGTATCTTATCAACTGGTGCTGAGCGCTTATGCTCTCTTGCAGCTTCTCTAAAGTGATCGAGTAGCTGAGCACCTGCATCAGATGAGCCATTACCTAATGAAGCCACAGTATCAGCGTCAAAAACATACTCACCATCAGCGAGCATAGCAGGAATATCATCAGACTGTCCATCACCAGCACCTTTCACGTAATGCCCTGTTGTTCCTGTCTTAAACTCAGGAATATGCCCACCGTCTTTAAATCCCATTGTATTATAAGCAGGAGCACCTAGTAATTTTAAACCAGAAGACATCAAAGCGCCTGTTTGTTCTTTGTCGCGTAGCTTTTTAAGATGAGTTAAGTAGTCATCCATTGTAGCACTACCGCCTGACGCGTACCCTAGCATACTAGAAGCTGCTGAGAACATTGGTGCGCCATACGATGGATTAGTTCCGCCTTTATCTGCAAGCATTGTTTGAAATAATGTGTTGTATGGGTTCGACTGTTGCATATTTCCGCCTGTTGCTTGTTGAGGTATTTGTGGTGATAGTGCTGAAAGACCTGTTGGGCCAGATTGATTTAGTAAATGCGGCGCAACCATTGATAGCAATTTAGGGTCTAGCTGCTTTAGTTGCTGTAGAATCTGTGTATTGGCGTATACAGGAGCTGCAGCCAATGACTGCCCTGAAATAGGTGTGGGTATGCCACCAGATTGCGATGTGCCAGACGAGGGTGCGTTATACCCACTTGATGCTTGTGTTTCAGTAGTTGTGGCAGTTGGTAATGCGCCTGGTGTTTTAGGCGTAGTAGTTGTAGGCGTCTTAGGCGATGTAACAGTTCCTACAGCAGTAGTAGGCGTCTTTACAGGCGTTGTAGGTGTTACAGGTGGAGTCTCATCAGAGGGCGGCTCAGGATTGTCCCATGGGTCAAATGATGGCTCTTGTTTTCCACTAACTACTAATGGGTCAAGTGGCTGAGCTGTTGGTATAGTTGTAGTAGGCTGCGTTGTAGTAGGCTGAGTAGTCGTTGGCGGAGTTAAGGGCGGCACTGTAGGCAATACACCAGGCCCACCTGGGCCACCGGGACCGCCTGGTGTTCCTGTAGGCAGCCCACTTGGGCCTCCTGACGGCGTATAACCTGACATTTTTGTTGCAAGAGCAGGCTCAACGCCTTGCGCAATTAAAGCATCATAAAACTCAGCACTTGTTTTTTCACTTGCAGGGCTAGGGCTTAATGGCGATGGTGCTACATCAATTTTGTTAGGGTCTAAATAAGGCGAGCCGTCTTCATTAACTCGGTCACCTTCTTTATTAACAGGATATCCGTTGCTATCTCGCTTGCCTGTAATACTAGTAGGGTCATCATTTATAATTGTGACAGAGCTTGTTGGCTCTTTATTTACAACAGGTATAATGTCAGACGGCTTGTCTGCTGCAATCACTTCGCCTGTGTTTGTTATTTTGCCTTTGGTACCGTCTGATAACGTAACTTCTTCACCAAAACCTGTCTCAACAAAATCACCAATTTGCAATGTGCCAGGCTGCGATTTAAGAGCTTCAGCTGCCGTAGACGCAATTTGCTGCGCTATTTCAGTACCAAATTCTTTTTCTAAGTCTTGATAATCTTTAAGTTTGTCAATAAGCGTCGCAGTTAAATCTTTAGTTTGCGTATTAAGCTCTGTGGCTCGAGAATCCAAACTAGTAAGTTGCTCATTATAGCTTGCAAGCTGAGTTTGTAAAGGCGCAATCTTACTAACAGTGTCTTCATAACTAGCTTTTACAGCATTAAACTGCCCAAGCGTACCTGTGGCTTGGTCATTTAAACTATTTATTTGATTGGATAAATTAGTAGCTTCTGCTCTAGCTGCGTTTTGTACATCTTGATACGCTTTAACTAAATTCATTCCACCAGCAAAAGTCTTACCTGCTATCTGAGGAGAAGTGCCGGGGTCATTTGCGTATCTTACTTGTTCATCAAATCTTCCTGACAGCTCTTGTATTTGTGCTTGTTGCGAATTTAATGTTCCTAATAAATTATTAGATTCATTAACCTGCGCTTGTGCAGTAGATTGATAATTGGTTAAGCTATTCCACGCATCTTGCGCTTGAGATTTAACCGAGTTAAACGTACTTCCTATGTCTTGAAGTGTTTCGTTATTCTTATATATGTTATCCCATGTAGACTTTAGTGCGCCTGTAGTTTCTTGCATGCCTTTAGAAACTAAGCTTTTAGACGCAGACGCAGCAATTGCATCACCAACACTTTGGCCATTTAAGATAGCATTAGATGCGCTACCTACTGCGTCTGATATAGCTCTATTACTAAAACTTTTAACGTCAAGCCCTTGCGAGCTTAACTCATTCATTACTAAACCTTTTACAGAGCCGCTTAAACCTGCACTAAGAACTTCGTTTAAAGGTTTACCTTGTATAGCAGCAACTGCAGCAGATGATGACGCACTTGTAATAACATTCATCATTTCAGGAGGTACGCCTTCGATACCTATTTGAGGGGCGTATGCTTGTACAACAGAAATGCCAACTTGTTGAACGCTACCATGCCCATTGGCATAACTTGTTGTTGCCATAGCAACTTGTGGCGGTACACCAAAATACATTAGCGCAGCTACTTCAACAGCCTCTAATGGATGCGTTATGTAAAACTTTGCTTGTGCAAGAGTGCTTTCAACAGTGTTGTGCACCATGTCATCAAAGCCTGCAAAGAAATCTCCAACCGCCCCACCGCACATTATGAATTTTTCCTTATGTCAACTTCAATTTCATAAAGAATCTCACCGTCTTTATCGCGGCCTACTTCATTGTACTGTACAGGATATTTGGAGTCAAGCATTTTAACCATTTGCATATTAATGCCTTTGGCTATTAGACGGTAAAATCCTGCTTTTTCCATTGCTGCGCCGAACTCTAGCACATTACGAAAATAAGTTTTGTTGCTCTTTTCAGCGTTAAATGACGTAAGCAAGTTTAGCTCATGTGGCGCTGTTATCTCATATAAAAATAGTGTGTCACGATTACGCATGAGTCGATATTTTTCAAACTTTAATGCAGCTGCTATGTAAGCATGAAATTTCTTCCAGTCAACACCTGACCGTTTTACTTCAATAGAATTTTTAACAACATCGTCTACTGTCATACGCTTAGAATGAGAGTCATTATGCTTGTCTGTCATATGTACCCTATTTCCATAATGCCTACTAAGCTCTTAGCCCAATCCTGCCAGTTATCAAAGTTTCTTGCATCAGGCACACCGCTATTTACAAAGTATCCAATACCTTGCATGCCATTAGCCCAGTCTTTCCATTGCTCTTCAGGGACTGTCCCTAGTTGCTGAGCTGCAAATAAGTCTGCCATGCAGGCGCACCACAAATCCCATGTTAAATCCCTAGGGTCATACGTAGTTGACATTATGGGTTACCCGTACTTCTAACGTCGCCTAAGTCGACGCTTAGTAGAATGTTACCTGTCTCATAATTACCGTTAAACGTATTACTACTAAAGCGTACACGCATTTCGCGGCGTTGCTCACGCATATCAACTTTTAATGTTGTAGGGTCAAACTCATAAGGGCCTGTAGTAACATCAGTGTCATCAGCGTAACCTTTACCTGTGACGTATATCTCCATTTGGCCAACTTGATTAAAGTCAGGCTCAACACGCTCTAATCGAATCCAGTTATTCTTACCTTCAGGGGCTTGCATACCTGGGCCGCCATTCACCCAACCTAAACTGTTTGTCTCAAAGTATGACTCAACGGCGTCAACTTGCGTTAAATACACTTGATTTGTGCCAACTTCATGTTGCCAGATGGTGTACTTACTCTCAGTATTAGCTTGATTGTCAGCCCATATAGGATACTTAAACACTTCACTAAACACACCAGCAGAGCGTCTTACGCCAATAGCTTCACCTGCATCGTACCAGACTTTTTCTCTAACGTTATAAATGATAGCGTCATTGCACTCAGTTGAAGAGCCACTTGGAAAGAACCACCAGATTTCGCCCCAACGAGTAACTTTGCTAACCCATACTTTTTGCCGCTGGCTGTAGTTTAGATTATCAAAGAAGTAATTAAAGTTCATTGTGTTCGGTATCTCTTGCACAACACCGTTATACATCAAGAATCGATCAGTGCCGCACCAATAGTATATACCATCATACTCAATAACGCATTGGCTAGATAGTATAGATGATTGAGTAGAGATAATATCGTACCGCCAATAGACGGTTGATGAACCTACAGTTTGTGGCGCGTAACTTACTCGAGTAAGCTGGTCTAATGACCAAAATAATCCAGCAGGAGATGTTGTACCGCCTCGTAATGCCATGCCCTTAACAATCTTTGTTGCAGATACGTTATTGGAGTTAGCATCAGCTGCTACCCAATTTTGGAAGTCACCTGCAGAGCTATTTTGAAGTAGACCGTCATTGCCGTAGATGAACAGGTAAGGGTATAACATCACGCAACCACCACTTACTGCAAGGTTGTTGTCGTATGTTAATGTTTGCGTACTTGTGACAGTTGCAGCGTTTGATAATGTTATAGTTGTACTACCGCCTTGCGCTACTGCCGTGATTGTAGTGTTTGCAGGTATGCCTGTACCAGTAACAGTTTGGCCAATGCCAACTAGGTAATTATTTGGCGTGATTGTAGCAGTTGTTGTACTGTTCAATACAGTCGCTGCTGTAAAGATACCTAACTTAGTCATTGCCCCATATGGAAAATCACCAATCATAATTGGCGTGTCAATGGTGTTATCAATGTTTGTTAGGTTTAACCCTGGGTGGCCTATGACAGTTAACGCTGCTGTGCCACCACTGTCATACGCAATATCCCACTGCCAAAGATTATTGGCATTAGAAGTAAACGCTGCTGACAATGTAATAGTTGTAGGGCCTGAGCCAATTGCACTAGTTGTATTGTTTTGCCATGCATACACGCCATCGTTTTGACCTGAATATAGATAGTTTAGACCGTCTTGTGATTGCATGACCATGCCACGACTAATGCCAGGCGCGTTTAAGAACATACCACTGTAGCCACCAATCTTACGTGGTCGACCGCGTTGAAATCTTACCCATCTTCCATCAACATAAGAAGGCGCGTCAAAGAGTGTTCCATCCCGTTGAATACCGGGTTGAATCTTTAAATTGACAACGTTTGCTGTCAAAACCCACCTCCTTGAATGCCACTTGAAAACACACCTGTACCTGCAATTGTTAAGCCGGCAGAGTTGTAATAGCCTAGTTGCGTATTAGCAAGCACAAACCCTACTTGACCTGTTGCAGGTAAGTATAAGCCTGAGTTTAAATCGCCTGAGAATTTTAATGAAGGCACAGCAAGTGAGCCATTGCCTAGTGTTAATGATGTAAGTGAGCTTGATGAGCCAGACGCGGCGTTATATACGTTAGTACCGTCGGAAATAATAACTAATGAGTCGCTTTGCGGAATTGTAACTGTGGCGCCGCCCATAACTGCAGTCTTTACTGTAAGCGTATATGCGCCAGTTGTGTTATTTGTTATGGTGTACAGCTGTACTGTTGAGGGCACTACAATAATCTCGTTACTTGTTAGTGCGCCTGTGTATATCTGTATGGTGTTAGCAGCTTGTGCGCTTGTTAGTGTATAAGTACCGCCTGTGACTGATAATGCTAAAAGCGTGTATGCAAAAGTATTTGATCGCCCATACGCATATGTGTACCATGTAGAGCCGCTTGACACTAATACAAGTGACTCTGTTAACTGTAGTTGCTGACTTGCGTTACCGTCAATCGTATCAGCGCCTACAGGCGTTAATGTTAATATCCCTGTCCCGTCGTTCTTAAAGATAGTGAACCAGTTAGCGCCTACAGTAGCTGCTGATGGAAGTGTGAATGTGCCTACGCCACTTAGCCACACGTTCATCTGCGCACGAGCTGTACTTGTTAATGTTGTGCTTGAGTAGTATTGCTGAACTAAATATTGCTGATTTAATGTAGCGCCAATTGCAACAAGCCCATATCCTGCAAGATCAGATGCATTTGCTGCTGATGTGCCTGCGCCAAATGTGATTGTAGTCCACGTACCTGCAGTGGTTGCATTACTAGTTAGGTAAATGTAATACGCAATGCTAGGGGCTGCTGATACAATCGTGCCACCAGATGCGTTCTTAATAATGACATTAACGCCTGTTGTACTGGTGTTTCTAATGAGTACAGCTTGTCCGACAGAAACTTGCTCAGCAGATGGAAAGATTAACGCTAAGCCGTTAGTAGATGCGGTTACATCAATAATATTTGCAACAATGTCTGACGTATTGCCATTCACCGGCCATTGCAATGTTGTATCAGCAGTGATACTTAGAGCTTCATAGCCCACCTGAGAAGGAGATACTGTCTGTCCTGTAAAGGGATTTACATAAGATGTCATATTAAGAGTCCATTGCAACAGCTTGGCGATCAGCAATACGCAGTTGATCTTCTGCTTTTAAGACTGACATCGCTTCGCTATATTTTTGTTGAAAGATTTGACGTTGGTCATTCTTTAAAAATGGCATTGCTTGCAATAACGTGCCATATAACATAGCATTAGGTGCATTCTGTGTTAGCCAGTTTGTCTGATTTGAAGAATCGAGAGGCTGTAAGCGTTCATAAAACAACACTTGAAAGTTATACGCCTGATCCGGCGTTGGAGACACAAGCCAATGATCGTAGTCATAATCAGCGTAATACAAGGGAAGGCCTGCAGTAGCGCCTGTGTTGTAGTTGAGTAGATATTCATACTTTCTTAGAAGTACAGGCGAGGGCCCAACTGGTGCACTAGACGTTACATTAAATGATACTGTCTTACGCCATCTTGCAGGCTTAGGTATTACTGCATTATTTGCAACCATTGCGCTTTGCACAACCTGCTGCTGGCCTAAAGTCTTTATTTCTTGTGCAATCTCAAACTCACATAGCGTGATGAACGTAGGAATTTGATTAACAACCGCAGCGTCGTTTCTCTCTAAATACTGTTCGACAGCATTAGTAAGCGAGTCGTAAGTCAGAACAAAAGACGCTGTCATGTTTTTCCTATCGAGTTAGGTATCATTTTATACTTATTCTTAGAGAATGAAAACCGTTAAGCATATAATCTAGTACCTGTTTTATCAATAATTAGAGCTTGTTTACGTGGTGCATTGTGAATTGAGTTTGGAATGCTTATATGCGTCCATCTGTCAAACTCACGAATAATCTGGTCATAACCTACATCTGATGCTATTACAGCTTTAACAACTTCATCGGGAGTCATGCCCGGAACCCTTATGTCCGCAGCGCAACCAACCCTGTGTTGACTAGTATCTTTAGAACCCACAGCATCATTAACCAATTTACTGCGGAAAGCGCTATTAACCATAATGGGTTTGCCTCCCAGTAGCGTTTTGATTTGCTCCAAAAACTCTGCCAAACGCGTAAGATTAGCAAGTTCAGCATCATTAGGAGTATTGTCAAGTTGACGGTGATCTGTGTGCGTAAGTTCTTCATAAGTAAAATGATCCGTTAAATTCATTTTTTACCCTTCATATCCATGATTTTCTCAAGAGTACGACCGCCAAAGTAAAAGGACATAATGAGCATACCCCACTGCCCTAGGAGTTCAACATAGTTGTTGTTTACCTCAATATCCCATGCACTCATCATACCAAAAGTTGTGTAAGTTAATAGGATAAATATTAACGTCATTGGGCGTATGTTCTTAGATAACCAAGAGTCTGACATCATGTCGGCCTGAACCCGTTTAGTCAGTTCTTGTTGCTCGTTCATGTCTGCTTGCAGTTGGGCTAACTCACCGTTCTTCTGCATCTCTAATAACTTAAGTTGGGCTTCTTGTTTAGCCTGTGGGTCTGGCACAAACTTATCTACCAGTTTCATACCAACGCTTAAGATGTCATCTATTCCAAACATTATCGTTTCCCCATTTTTTCACGTTCTTCCAGTAACTGCACCTTAACTTGCAGTTGATGGATGTCTTTATAAATTTCTTCTTTGATAACGTGTCTACGCTCGGCACTAATTGGGCTGTCTGTAGGAACGCCTTCTTTAGTAATTAATGCTGGCATTTGCCCTTCAATCTTAGTTAGCCGTGTAGAAAAGTCAGACACCTGACCAAGTAGCCAAGCCAAAGCCGCTACAATAATTGGAAGTACTGCTTTTAGGATGTCTTGAATGTTCATTTCTTATTCCAAAGTTCAAAAAGCGTCTTCACTTTTTCTTCAAGGACGGACACTTTATTATCCATTTTGGCAAGCACAATAACTAGCGTAACAAACCCCACAAGCAGGGGCCAAATCTTTGCTAGTATGTCTACTGTATCCATTATTTAATGACTACAGCTTGTAATAACTCCATAAAAGTGTCTTTACCAAAGAAAGTAAATAACATGATTGCGTAGAGCATATATTCAATGCGAGCCATACGCTTAGAACCTCTCTCAAACGATTCTTCTATGCGTTCGTATCTCTCAGCACATATTGCCTCATGTACTGATATTCGTTTATCGTTCTCTGCAATCATGCTTTCCATGCTCTACTCTTTCTTTTCTAACGACTCTTTTAGTAGATTAATAAATGCGTTCTTACCAACAGATAATTGGTCAAGTTGGAACTGTGCAGAACCAATCTTTCTATCCAAGTCAAGGCAATGGTTAAAAAGATGTTGCTGTTCTTGCGTTAAGTCCTCATACGCATACTCTACATCGTCAATCGTGATTTGAGTTTTTTTCGTGTTTTCACTCATTTCATTCTCCTAGTTGTACTACGGTTTAAAAATCTATGCGCTCCAAGGTAGCGGTGTATTCTCAGGGCTTGTAGGTGGGTTAATTAGGCTGTCAATCTGCCCTTGTACACAAGCCTGTGCGCTGTCTATTTGGTTCTCAGGAATCCAACTAATAACTAATGCCTCTGTTAGGTCTGCGTAAGGCACGAATGTAGTCTGGTCTGTAGAGTCAAACTGTGTGTTGCCTTGGATAGATGCAGTATATTCTCCATCAACGCCAACTACTTCCCACAAACAATTTACGACATACTGCGGGTCTGGGGTGTTTAAAGTGTACATAGATGTTACTTTGGTTGTAAAAACTGTTGTCATGCTGATACTCCTTAAGGATGGGTTGCTTTGTATGCGTCAAATTCTGCTTTAAGTTCTTGGATTGCGGCTGTTAGTGTTGCTACTAAGAATGATGTATCTACACCTTGATATTTAGGTTTTCCGTCTTTGTGTACAGCATCTTTTTCACCATCAACACATTCAGGAACAATTTCTGCTAGTTCGTGGGCTATAAATCCTTGACCATCTGAGCCATCTTCTTTCCACTTGTAAGTTACAGGTTTTAACTGTGCAACTTTTGCTAACGCACCTGTCATAGGTACAATGTTTTCTTTTAAACGATAGTCAGATGAAGTTGCATAAGTTGTTGAGCCTGTCCCAGTTGTAGATATATAACCTTGTTGTGTTCCCACATTATTAAAAAAACTTATTTGTTGTGTTCCTGCACTAGTGCTACTCCATAAAGCAACTCCGTAATAATTATTACCATCGTGGCTGATTGATAATTGATGAGATGGCGATGAAATTTGTGCAACGGCTCTTATATACGCAAACCCGTATTGGTCAAAGTACATTCTAGGATTCCCATCACCATCAGATAAGACGATGCGGTTATCTGCTGTACGGATGTCTAGACCACTGTTGTTACCCGTGAAATTACCAATAATAGTGTTTGCGTTACCAGTAGTTACATACCAACCAGAAGAACCAGCACTCCACGGACCACCAATAAAAGTGTTTCTTGAGCCTGTTGTTAAAAAATAACCTGAATTTAAACCCACACAAGTATTAGCAGTGCCAGTGGTGTTGGAGTAAAGAGCCGTTGTTCCGACGGCAACATTAGATGCTCCAGTAGTATTGCTATACCCTGCTTGATAACCTACTGCTGTGTTATTAGAGGCGGTGGTGTTTGCTTGTAAGGCTTGCATACCAAGGGCTGTATTG